AACACAAACACATCTACACCGTTATCAGTTGCTGTTAACGTAGGGGCTGTACCAGCAGCCCAGTCAACACTAGCAGGCCAAGTGATTGCTCTGGCTGTTGAGTCTTGAATAATCTTGAGCGTGAAACTAGAGGCGTTGCCTGTGGACGCTGGGTTACTAAACGTGTAAGTAGTAGCGCCTGTGAGGTCGTGTACGAAGTTAGTAGCAGCAGAAAGGTCAATAGTTGTAGCGGTTCCGGTAAGCGTTACAGCATCTTCTGTGATTCCTGCTTCAAAGACAGTAGTCGCTGAAAACGTCTTAGCGCCTGTAAAAGTCTGTGTCTGCGCTAAGTAAGCATCACCACCGCTACCGTCAGCACCATCGGCACCCGCAGCCCCTGTTGCGCCAGTAGCTCCTTGAATACCTTGAATGCCTTGGATACCTTGGATACCTTGAGAACCAGTAGCACCTCTAAGGTCGCCTGTGGAGAAACCTAAGCCATCGTCTGAAGTAAAAGCAACTACACCTGTATTTGCTGTGTACGTGCCTCCTGTAAAACCATCGCCCGTTACGCCTTGGATACCTTGGATACCTTGGATACCTTGGATACCTTGAGAACCAGTAGCTCCTCTAAGGTCTCCAGTAACAAAGCCTAAGCCATCATTTGAAGCAAAGGTAACAACGCCTGTTCCTGATGCGTAACTACCACCTGTCCAAGCACTGTCGTCACCAGCGGCTCCTGTTGCCCCTGTGTCGCCTCTTGGCACAGTTAGGGTGTTGGTACTACCGTTGTAAGACGCAGAGCTTCCAGCGGCTCCTGTGGCTGCTGTGAGGGTCTGTACACTCGTTGCAGAGGCTGCTGCTGCTGTTGCACTTGCTGCTGCTTCATCTGCTTTTGTAGAAGCTATGACAGCTTGGGCTGTTACGTCACTTACTGTAGCGTCATTGGTTGAATCACCAGCGCCGCCGTTTCCTCTATATATAGCCATTGTAACTCCTACAAAAACAGAAAAAAAAGAAAAGGGGATTCCGGAGAACCCCCTAGTTTGTTGCTTATCGCTTAGCCGTTTACAGCTAGAACGATACCTGCTTCTGGACGTAGTACCTGAGTACCGTACAGACAATCAGCAGTGTAGAGAGTTCCCAAGAACTCCTGCTTGTACTGAGTCT